AGTCCATTTCTCTTTATGTAGGTAGCACTTCGGGAATGGAGTTGCGGATTTAAGGGAAACCTAAAAAGAAGAAAGAAAAGCCTTTGCCGTTATTTGACAAGGCAGGTATCAAGATTAAGAAGAAGCCGGATTTAGTGGCCAAACTCGACAAAGTTTTCAGCCGCTATATCCGGCTTCGTGATTGTATGCCGAACGGGTATTTCCGCTGTATCTCATGCGGCCAGATAAAGCCATACGAACAGGCAGATTGCGGACACTTCCATTCGCGCCGCCACATGGCCACACGCTTTGACGAGGATAACGCCCATGCCGAGTGCCGGGCGTGCAACCGATTCAGTGCCGACCATCTGATACAATATGAAAAGAACCTGAAAGCTAAAATCGGCCAGCTACGATTCGACAAGCTGGCATGGAGAGCAAGCCAGGCGAAGAAATGGACTGATTTTGAATTAATAGAACTCACCAAGTATTACAAGGCTTTGGGAGACAAACTGAGTAAGGAGAAAGGATTATGAGTTATGTTTTACGGGATTACCAGCAGAAGGCCAGTAATGCAGCGGTCAGCTTCTTTGCTAACAGGGCCAAGAAGAACAATGCCATCATGGTACTGCCTACCGGAGCCGGCAAGAGTCTTGTGATAGCCGACATCGCCAGCCGCCTTGAAGGGCACACGCTGGTATTCCAGCCAAGTAAGGAGATACTCGAACAGAACTATCTGAAGCTCTGTTCGTATGGTGTTCTGGATTGTTCCATCTACTCTGCCTCATTCGGACGAAAGGAGATTTCAAGAATAACTTTCGCCACTATCGGAAGCGTAGTCAACCATCCGGAACTCTTCCAGCATTTTCAGAATATCATCATCGACGAGTGCCATCTGGTTAACCCGAAAGACGGAATGTACAAGAGATTTCTTTCGATGCTGAAATGTAAAGTCCTTGGATTGACGGCTACGCCTTACCGGCTTTCATCAAGCAGGGATTTCGGTAGCATGTTGAAGTTCATCACACGTACACGCCCGTGCGTGTTCTCTGAGGTAATCTATCAGGTTCAAATCTCTACTTTATTGGATATGGGGTATCTTTCAAAGCTGAACTATTATCCGATGAATCCTTTGGGATGGAACGAACTTAATCTGAAGGTGAACACTACCGGAGCCGACTACACGGACAAGTCTGTAGTAAAAGAGTATGAGCGTATCGACTTCTACGGGTTTCTGGTAAGTATCGTCCAAAGGCTTATGAATCCCAAGAGCGGTGTAAAACGAAAAGGTATATTGGTTTTCACTCGTTTCTTGAAAGAAGCAGAACGTCTTACCTGGTCCATTCCCGGAACAGCCATCGTTTCAGGAGAAACACCGAAAAAAGAACGCGAACATATCCTTGAAGCGTTCAAGGCTGGAGAAATTCCGGTGGTGGCCAACGTAGGTGTACTTACTACCGGATTTGACTATCCTGAACTGGATACGATTGTCATGGCCCGTCCAACAATGTCGCTGGCTCTTTGGTATCAGATAGTCGGCCGTGCCATCCGTCCGCATCCTAACAAGGAATCCGGCTGGATCGTTGACCTTTGCGGGAATCTGAAACGATTTGGCGAAGTCAAGGATTTACGTCTGGTGGATAGCGGAAACGGTAAATGGGCCGTGTACTCCAATAGCAGACAGTTGACTAACGTAAGATTCTAAGATTATGGAAGGATATATCAAACTAAGCCGCAAGTTCTTCTCGAATGATATGTGGAATGAAGCCCGGACTTTTAGCAGTTGCGAAGCGTGGCTTGACTTGATTCAGTCAGCACGATTTGAGGCAACGCCCCGTATGGAGAGTTTCGGAGGTCGAGAAGTCTCTTATACAAGAGGACAATATCCTGCATCCATAAGATTCTTATCAAAGCGTTGGAAATGGTCTGAGAGGAAAGTACGGACGTTTCTTGCCTTTCTGAGAAGAGAGAACATGATAACTCTTTCCAAGGAACAAGGAATGAATGTAATAACCTTGGTAAAGTACAATGAGTATAATGGCTCAGAGTCTGACACAGTAAGTGACACAAGCAATGACACAATGAGTGACACAAATATCATTCAGGAAATCAATAATTTACGGATACAAGTGACACAGCTAATGACACAAGTGTCGTCACAGCAGGTGACACACCATGCAAAAGAGCCAGAAAAGCGACACACGGGTGACACAAAGCAAATAAAGGAGAAGAATATTATTAAAGAAACTACTACTAACGTAGTAGCAAAGAAAGACGCGGCTAAAGCCGCTACTCTCTCCCGGAAAGAATCCTTCTACCAGTCGTTAGTCCCTTATGTAGGCCAGTACCCGAAAGAAATGATTCGGGCTTTCTTCGATTACTGGAGCGAGCTTAACAAGTCAGAAACCAAGATGCGCTATGAACTGGAAAAGACCTGGGAGCTTCCAAGACGGCTGGCAACCTGGGCCAGTCGTGAGAAAGTGCCTTCAAAAACAGATGTGGGCATAGTTCTGAAGGATAATTCACCGGAAAAATACAAGAAAGGCTGGTAAACATGGAACAGATAAACTTTCAACAGACAATCGAACGGCTCAAAGATACGGGCTTCTCCCCTATTCCTAACGTCGTACAGGTAACCGTTCCGGATGCCAAAAGAGTTCTCTGGGCCGGTATCAGGTACTTCACTGGAGAAAATGCCAGATGGCTTCCTGAGTACGAAGAAGTGGCAGGCTGGCTGGCCGGCAATGAAGGTCGCGGACTTCTATGTTTCGGCAACTGCGGACGCGGAAAGACCCTTATCTGCGGAAAGATTCTTCCTTTGCTTCTTAACCATTACTGCCGCAAGGTGGTAAGCTGTTACGATGCACAGCAGATGAACGCTGATTTGGACGCCGTGAAGCAAAAACACATCATCTACGTTGACGATATAGGGACAGAGAATTTAAGCGTGAAATACGGCGAAAAAAGGCTTGCATTCGCTGAACTGGCAGACGAAGCAGAGAAGAAAGGAAAGCTTCTTATCCTGACCACCAACCTAACGATAGACGAGCTGAGAGAGAAATATGGGGAAAGAACCATTGACCGGCTGAGGGCGATAACGAAAACCGTCCTCTTCAGCGGTGAAAGCCTGAGAAAATGATATGAAAATCACAATTAACTGGGTAACTCGTGACTGGAACCTGATCAGGAGGTTACGTGAGAAATACCGTCTCCCACAATACATGAACGTGAACGGACTCACAGAAGCAGAGGTTGACGAAGAGACATTAAGCAATCTCCGCAAGGGTGAGCCAAAGTATTTAATCATCAGAAAAGTAGAGAAATGACAAGACAAGAATCAGAAAGAAAGCTCAATGAACTGAGAAAGAAGTATATCGCCTTGATTTCATCCATGAACTTTGCCAAAGCACAGAAAATCAAGAACAAGATTGACTCCCTTGAAAGAGAGGTGGAACCGCATTCCTTGGGAGAACTTCTTCAGGACTATACCCCGGAGTTCAAGGTAGAAATGCTTCGCAAGATGCACAAGCTGTTCATCTATTCAGACTTACTTGAGGGTGCGGCACTGGAGTTCCAGTCTGAACTTGAATCAAACGGAATAGATGCTCAGGTAGTTTTTCAGGTGAAACGCGTACTGAAAGAACTGAGAAGCATAGTACGAATACCCGATGAAGAGAAAAACGCTTCATTGTCTGACAACTTTGCCGGGATGTGTGATGAAGCCGGACTTGTAGTGAGTAACATAATCAACAAATATCTTGCAAAATGATAACGGAGAATGACCCAATACTTCCACGTAAAGTGGATTTGGAGAAGAACCCTTCTGGAACTGAACTGAAAATCGCCCAGCATCGGGAACTGGAGAAACATGGAAAGTATGTGGCTATCCCAGGCGACAAGACACGGACGCGAATTTTCGTCCGCAACGGTGAGGATGCGGAGAAGAAGATAGCCGCTTACTTGGAGAGAATCAACAATCGACCTCAAAGATGGAACTGATATGATAAAATTACTCTATATTGACCTTTTCTGCGGTGCTGGGGGAACCAGTACCGGAGTAGAAAACGCACGCTACGAAGATGAACAATGTGCGAAAGTTGTCGCTTGTGTAAACCACGATGCAAACGCCATCGCCAGCCATGCGGCAAATCACCCGGATGCGCTCCACTTCACGGAGGACATCAGAACTTTGGAACTATCTCCTTTGGTGGCCCATGTAGAACGAATGAAGAAGATTTATCCGGATGCACTGGTTGTATTATGGGCCAGCCTTGAATGTACGAACTTCAGTAAAGCCAAGGGCGGCCAGCCACGGGACGCCGATAGTAGGACGCTGGCTGAGCATCTTTTCCGATATATCGAGGCTATTGTTCCAGACTACATACAGATAGAGAATGTTGAGGAGTTCATGTCATGGGGCGATATGGATGAAAAAGGGCACCCCATCAGCAAGGATAAAGGGCGATGCTATGAGAAGTGGAAACGCAACGTCAGGAAATATGGTTACGATTTTGACTGGCGCATTCTTAACGCTGCCGATTATGGGGCATACACCACTCGCAAGCGGTTCTTCGGTATCTTCGCCAAGCGTGGACTTCCGATTGTATTTCCAGAACCTACTCACTGTAAGTATGGGAAAAACGATATGTTTGGACGATTGGAAAAGTGGAAGCCGGTCAAGGAAGTGCTGAACTTTTCAGATGAAGGAGAAAGTATCTTTTGCCGGAAGAAGCCGCTGGCCGAGAAAACCCTTGAACGCATCTATGCCGGACTGATTAAGTTTGTAGCTGGAGGTAAGGAGGCTTTTATTGTAAAGTATAACTCTATGAGTCGGACGGGGAAATACCAGGCACCAAGCGTTGACGAGCCATGCCCGGTTGTGGCAACACAAGGACGGTTGGCTTTAGCTAAGGTAAACTTTCTTTCCAAGCAATTCAGCGGCCATCCAGATAGCAAGAACATATCTGTGGAAGGACCTTCCGGAACTATCACTTGTAAAGACCACCACGCTTTCGTGTCTGCCTACTACGGAAACGGTCACAACCATTCGGTCGAGCTTCCAGCCCCTACGGTTACGACTAAAGACAGGTTGGCATTGGTAAATTCTGTTTTCATAGATAACCAGTATGGTACCGGGAAACCGACATCCATTAATCAACCAGTTGGTACAGTAACCACGGTGCCTAAGTTCAATATGGTAAGCTGCAAGCCGTGGATAATGAATACAGCTTTCTCGAATATTGGAAGCAGCATTGAGCAACCTTCTCAGACCATTACAGCCAACCGCAAATGGCATTACCTTATGAATCCTCAGTTTGCCAGCGCCGGAGGTTCTGTAAACAACCCATGTTTCACACTTATAGCCCGCATGGACAAAATGCCGCCTTATCTGGTAGAGGTTGAAGGAGGTATCGGCATACAGGTTACACCTGATGACAGTCCGATGACAATCAAGATTAAGGAGTTTATGGCTTTGTATGGCATCATTGACATAAAAATGCGTATGCTTCGGATAGCAGAACTCAAGAAAATAATGGGATTTCCTGAAGACTATGTACTGATTGGCCCCCAGTCAGACCAGAAGAAGTTCATCGGCAACGCCGTGGAGGTGAACATGGCTCGTGTGCTTTGTGAGGCTATCTGTAAGGAGATTATAAGAAAAAGAAAAGTTGCATAAAATGGTTAGTGAGGTACATAACATGGACTGTATGGAATACATGCGGAACATACCAGATAAGTTCTTTGAGCTGGCAGTGGTCGACCCTCCATACGGAATAAATGCCCCGAACATGTCGATGGGTAGCAACATGAACCGTAGGCATGGAGGATACAATGGTGAAAGTATAGCTAAAAGACTGAAAAAGAAACGCTTTAACCAAGGAGCCGGAAAACTTAAGAACCGAGCATTGAATACAATGCAATGCGATTGGGATTATCATCCTCCCTCAAAAGAGTATTTCGAGGAACTGTTCAGGGTAAGCCATAATCAAGTGATATGGGGAGGCAACTATTTTCCTCTACCACCTACACGCGGGATATTGTGCTGGGATAAAATGCAGCCTTGGAAGAATTTTTCCCAGTTTGAGCTTGCTTGGACTTCTTTTGATTGTCCGGCATCTATCATTCATTTATCAAATACAGGCGGAAACAATAAAGAATCAAAAATCCATCCAACCCAGAAACCTATCAAACTCTATCAATGGATTCTTGAAAAATTTGCTAAAACAGGTGACAAAATACTGGACACGCACCTCGGAAGTGGAAGTTCCAGAATAGCAGCTTATCGGATGGGGTTCGATTTCTATGGTACCGAAATAGACAAGGAATATTTCGATGAACAAGAGAAAAGGTTTCGGAGAGAATGTTTTGGAGAGATTAAAACGTCTGAAGGAATTATTGTGCAACAAAATCTATTTTAAGTCATGGGAAAGCAGGAAAGTATGGGTGACTGGTTCCAGATGGCTAAGGATTTGGCCAAAGCTGAAAGGGAACTGAAGATTGAGCAATGGGTTGAAGTAACTATTTACTACGGATATGCAGAAAAACAAGTAAGCTTATATCACTACAATCTTCCCCGTGAGATGTATTTCCGGTACCAATGGGTAATCAGATGGAGGATGGCGAAATTACAGTGCCAATACCCCAAACAGATTGTATCTACAAGCCTGTACTTCTACGACAAGCGTTCAGGAGAGTCGCTTGAAGTGAGTTCTTGCCTGTCTAAGCTGATTTCGGCCAAAGCCCAGATAACAAAAGCAGAACGCAAGATGAATGAGTACATCGAGCACAACCGTCAGAACAACATGTTCTTTGATGAGAACACGGATGAGGAGCTGGTTAAGTTCCGGGAGAAACTGGAGCGAAAGAAAATCGAGTGTGCTGAGTGTGAGAAACGGTTGGAATTATTAGTTGAAAGAAGGAGAAATAATCAATGAAAGAAACTCAATTGTCCTTAAATCTGGATTATGGAATTAGTAAAGAACAGGCTTGCATCCTTTGCCATCTTTCATCCGAATGTGAAGGATGCTGTGTGAAATGCAAGGCTGAGAATAAAAGCGGAACTTGTCAAGGGCAGAATTGTTCAATTCCATCCAGAGACCATGACGGACAAAGGTGGAACGCATGGATGCACATTGTTTCTACCTCGCTTCCGGAACTCAAACGATTTATACCAGTGAAATACAGAAAACATTTAAAAACAAAAAAGTGATATGGCAAACATTGTAAAATTAACCGGATGCAAGGAGGTTTCGCATGATATATATGCTTACTTCACTTGTGATGCTGAAAAAGCATTGAAAGCTTTGGAACTTGAGATACCGTGTACTGGAGCAAATAGCACTGGAGCATACAACATTTACTTTAATGATGTGGGAGAAATTATCTGTGAATATATGACGTTCTGTGTTACACGTGAGTTTAAGAAAGTTTCATCCACACAGGATGCTGTTGAATGGATGGATAAGAAAATGAATGGAAATGAGTAAAACGAATTTGTATTACCTGTTTCTGGCAGTCATGTGGTGGCTGCTGGGATAGGTGGAAAGGAGATAAAATGAAACTAACAGCAAAACCAGGAACACAGCTTGAAAAAATATGTCAAGACTTCTACGAGCAGGCAGAATCAGAGAAGAAAGAGGTTTTTAAAATGGTGGAAGACTTTACCGGAGTTAAGCCTATAAACTTCGGCTACTATTGGTATTTCGGTATTACTTGTGTGTGGGCAGAAGATACATGGAGATTTGCAGATTCGTCAAATCCTCAAAATGTAGTCTCATACACGGTAAGAGGATATACTTACTTCAAGCCGAACAAACGGCTAAAGGTTTCAAAAGATTTTATCAAGAAGTGGAAAGATAAGTTTAAGGGTATTGACGGGAAGGTTCTTGCTGATTATGGGATACCTGTATATCATGAAGAAAGTGGTGTCTATTACAACTGGATTCCTATAAAAATCGACAACAGATATGGTGTCGAAGTACCCTCCTCTTTACTTGACAAAATGCCTAAGATTGATAACAAGCAATATGATATAGAATTATGAAACCGATACTTGATGCTTGCTGTGGTGGCAAGATGTTTTATTTCGACAAATCTGATGATAGGGTATTATTCCAAGATATTCGAAAAATAAAGACAACTCTCTGTGATGGCAGGATTTTTGAAGTTAACCCAGATGTTCAATGTGATTTTACCAACATGCCATACGAAGATGGTACATTTTCTATGGTTGTATTTGACCCGCCTCATTTAGTCTATAGCCGGGGAAAGAAGTCTAAAATGGTTGATATGTATGGTTCCCTTAGCGAAAAAGCTATGCCGACTGGTTACCAGCAAATAAAATATGGAGCGTTATATTCCGATTGGAGAGATATGCTTTCAAAAGGCTTCAAGGAATGCTTTAGAGTTTTAAAACCAGGTGGATTTCTGATTTTTAAGTGGAATGAAACGGACGTAAAGGTTTCAGAAGTTCTGAAATTGACACCTGAAAAACCAATATTTGGTCATATATCCGGGAAACGAGCGAACACTCATTGGATTTGTTTTATGAAGAATTAATTATTGGAAAGGAGAAGCTATGAAACAAGTAAAAGTAAAAATAGAGACAACAGTAGAAACTATGTTAGGTGATAAGCCTGTTAATGAACTCCTTGGGGATATTGCAGATATATGTCATACATCATTGGAATATTCAACATCAAAAAATGAAGGGTGTGAGACACTCTATGAGGACCAAGAGTATGAAGACTACAGAAATGACATGGAGGATAGGGTGTCTGTTCTTGAAGGTGCTTTTTGTCGCATATTGGATTTACTGGAGGATTAAAAAAGAAAGCAGGTCTGATTGCCAGCCTGCTTTTATATATGGATTTTACGAATATTCAATGGAGGGATTCGAACCCTCATCTTCTCTGTGGAGATGTTCTGACCACTTGAACTACAAAGGAGAACACCATGACTCACGTACATGGCGAAGCAGCATAGCTGCATCTGTCGCACGACATTGATTGTCGCCTCTCACTGACAGTGGTGCAAATATAAACATTATTTTTAAATTATGAAAGCAATATCAATCAAACAGCCGTGGGCGAGTCTTATCGCTCACGGTATAAAAGATATCGAGAACAGAACTTGGAAGTGTCCTCAAAAGTATATCGGACAGAGGGTTCTGATACATTCATCAAAGAATACAGTTAAGGATGGGTGGAAAGCATTAACGAGAGAGCAGCTTAAGAAAGTAATTCCACACAAAAATAAACTTTATGGAGGTAATGAGGAACTTCCGCATAGCGCAATAATCGGCAGCGTAGTAATATCTGACTGCGTACAGAACCATCCTTCAGTCTGGGCAGAGAAAGGTTGCTGGAACTGGGTACTGAAGGATGCAGTTCTGTTTGACAAACCTATCCGTGATGTGAAAGGGAAACTTAGTTTTTGGGAATATGATTTGCAACAATTGTAACGGAAAAGGATAATAACCAAAGGCTATTTAATGTTTTGCCATGGAAAGCGTATGAAATGAGATATGACATTCCCATTAAGTGCAACAGAAGCGGAGGTAGCGGTTTTTGTCCTTGGTAATACTGATGAAATCATCAAAACTCTAGATATTGCCATCTGAAACGGAAAGCCGTTGTCCCTGCGTGAACTCAAACAGATAAGGCTGGCATTACAGAAATAATACAGTTGCACATATTGTTCTTTGGCTTGTTGGGATACCGTACTTGTGTTAAATATTAACCCATAAGTTCATTTATCGCTTGGTATATTTGGATAATATGGTTTCCGATATTATTTTTGCAAAAAGTATCATCTAATTCAAGCATGGAAATATCGTGGAAATAGAAAAAATATACCCTCCATATATTTATAGTGTCAAATATGATGGCGAAGATGTAAATGAATTTGAACGTTTGTTTGAGGATTGGAGAAACTTGGATGAAGTTATGGATTTCTTTAAAAAATATGAGAATTATCTCAAATCACAAGTCTGGTCTGCAGTATCCGAGCCAGAAGCTGCCGCTTTTCAGGTACTTGAAGAGGCGGATAATCTGGAAATCCTTTTCCGCAAGTTATATTTCAACGCCAAGGAAGAAAGTAAACCTGACTTTGATTCTTATTTCAAATATTTGGATGGGAAATACAAGTTTGAATATGAATATGTGCCAATGAAATCCTACGGTACAGAATGTCCCTCTTTCATCCGGCTATATGCTATAAAGATGGGAAATAATAGATATATTATAGTAGGAGGAGGCATTAAACTGTGTAAAAAGATACAAGATTCTCCGTATCTGAAAGACCATATTTTCCCCAATATAGACAAGGTTAGGGCATGGTTGAAGAATAACGGAATCTATGAAGAAGATGAATTTATTAATTAAAAGAATAAAACTATGGGATTTAATTTTGAAAAACTGAATGAGTTGGCAAACGACCGTTCACGTGAAGTCATAAGAAAATCCGAGGAACTGGAAAGAAACAGGGATTGGTTACGGATGTCTCGCATGATAGCACTTTCAATCCGGTACCATCTTCGCAAGTCGGGAATTACACAAAAAGCATTTGCAGACATGCTTGATGTATCTCCTGCTTACGTTGGGAAATTACTGAAAGGCAATGAGAACCTTACACTTGAAACAATTTGCCGTGTGCAAACTGTAATAGGCGAGGACTTGATTTCTATCCATCGTCCGTATGAATGTAAGGTTTCCATTCTATCTTATGATATAAACAGCTTTAGCTTTGGTGAAGGAAAAGAAAAATATGAATCTGTTGCTACGGTTACAGAATATTCATCTATTAAAGATGCAGCATAAAACATTAGGATTATGAAAGATGTGATGTATAAATACGCTAAAATGGAATTGGAGCAGTTTGCTATGTTTGAAGAAAACATGAAGAATGAACATGGTGAAATCCAAGTCCAAACAGAAGCACAGTTCAAGTATGATAAATCCCAGCATGTGCTTTGCAGCAAAATTACAGTGACATTCTCCAATGGAGAATCTCCATTAATGAGGGCTGTCCTTGACAGCTATTTCTTGATACATCCGGATTCTATAATAGGAATCACTGACAGCGAGGGACATATAATCTTCCCGACCAATGTTTTGGTACAATTTGCTTCTTTGAATTACGGTTCACTTAGAGGAATAATACATCTAAAGACATTAGATACAAAATTGTCTGGTTATATCTTGCCACCTATATTCTTTAATGATATTATCACAAAAGACTATATAGTTGAATAAAACGAAAAAGTAAAAGCGGTGTTTCAACGATTTACCGCTTTTTTTGTGCCCGATGGAAACATCGGGCTTTTTGTTTATATATAACTTTAATTTGAATGAATTTGAATCTAAACCAATTAAGAGATAAGGTCTACCAGTGCGCAGTAGCCCACGGTTGGCACGAAGAGAATCTGAGTGACGAGCATTTCCTTTGTCTGGTCATATCCGAACTTATGGAAGCTGTGGAAGCAGACCGGAAAGGGAAACATGCCAACCGGGTCAATTTTGAATATTACATGAAACAAAGGAAACGTGATGATGGGGAATTCATGTACGCTTTCAAACACGGAATCAAAGACAGCGTGGAGGACGAACTTTCCGACGCCTGTATTCGTCTGTTGGATTTGGCCGGGTTGAGAGGATATGATTTGGATAGCTTCGACTACGAAGGAAGCGATACGGAAGATTACTCTGATATGACCTTCACGGAGTCCATGTTTAAAATCTGTGTCTATATCACCGACAACTTCTACCGGGATGAATCATTTATCTTCCTGAATGAGATATTCGCTTTCTGCCGGGATAGAAATATCGACATCTTCTGGCACATCAAGCAGAAAATGAAATACAATGAACTTCGTCCGTACAAGCACGGAGATAAAAGCTACTGACCATGAAACATGTATTCTACGCCTTAATCATCATACAAGCCTTGTACGAGCTTGTGAAGCTGTTCAGATGTAAATCCCTATATCAACATGCAAAAGTCTTTCAGAAGCTGGATAAGACAACAAAAGGATGGTATCTGATGGCGCATCCATGGCTTCATGTTGCATTATTCATGGATACTATTGGACTTTTATTGCTGGGGATAGGATTGTTTTCAAGCCAATGGATATGTTTCCTTGTTGTCCTGGTCATGAGTTTCAGTCAGATTCAAAAGCTGGGAGAATGGGCTATATTCTTGGACAGTCTGGTAACGGTCATCATCTACACTTTCGCCATCTTGAACGCATACCACTTGGCATAAAACAAAAAAGGGAGCCAGCCCACACGATTAGAAGCCAACTCCCACACACGATTATGATGCAAATATACTAATTCATTCTAAAACTATCGAGCTATGACAAAAGAATTTTCATCAATCGTGGAGTTGAAATCAATACGTGAACAGAAATCAAGATTATCAGAACGCGAGCAGGAGTTATCCTCCCCTATCCTGACTGATTTTTCTCTCATCCCGGAGATTTATGAGTGGTTCAGGGAGATACTTTCCGGGGCAGATTGTCCGCCCAATCCGGAAGTGTTACCCAGCGAAAGAAGTTCCTCTTCATTGTGTTGTTCTTGTTCGCCCCTAGTGTGCTTGCCGGCGGACGGCTGCCGAACGGTATCCGAGCAGAAATTTCCGGCGTGTTCCCGGATGTTTCTCCGTGTGTAATATCAAACAATATCGCTGATGTTTCCTTTATCTACCAGCAGTATAAGGATTTCCGGCAGGATATAGAATATCTTTACAACCGAATTGTAGAAAGATTGAAGGTCAAAGGACTAATTAAGTAAAAAAGCCGGAGCGTTATGCTTCCGGCTTCATGTTTAAACATTTTGAATAAATGTAATTCCTGAAATCTAATCTTAGTTCGTGAACAAGAGGAGAGATTTTCTCGTATTTATCTATTAGTTCTGATAATTTATCTCGGGTGTTATCTTCAAGTTCCTTTAAACTACTTTCGCTTAACTCCGGATTGGAATTTTGCTTCTTTAATTTGAATAAAATAAATTGTTTCTTGCAATGAATAATATATATAAAATCAGATATTTCATGTACACTCTTCATAATTTTATCATTATCTATAAATAATTCTAACAACGCTTCGCTAGCTTGTTCTTCATTATATAAATCATCCATTTTCTTAATATATCTATCAATGTCATCATTGTCATCTAAGACAGGAAGCCTCATGATATGAGAGAGCCATATATATAATTTTTCGTTTGCATTTATTATTGCATTTCTTTCTGTAGAATATATCTCAGATTTTATATTAGTAAGTAGAGATAATTGGCTTTTAAGCGCTTCTGTCTGATTGGTAAAACTTGTTTCAACTTCTTTTATTTTACTTATCGCTTGTTTTTCTATAAATTTCTTTATCAATTCTGAGCATAGGATGATAATAAGTTGTATCAGAATAAACAAAAGAATAATTTTCCAAAGTGGATATTGTGATTCAATCAATGTTTTAGTTATTTCTCCTTCCATAATTATTATTCATTTTCATTAAATACAAATGCTCCCTTTTTATATTCATTACTCATATCTTTACCTTCATCTTGAGATGTCAAGTAACTATCTTCAAATTTTGAGCAATATAAATCTTGCTCATTTTTAGTAGCTAATAATTCTACTCGAAGATTATTAAAGATTGCATATCTTTCAATTAATAATTTAAATTGCTTATTACCATTCGTAGATAAGCAATTATAAAATAGTAAAACAAGTTCGTATTGTGATAAAGTAGCTCTGACAATACTTGTATATTCATATCTTTTGCTTAAAGTCATTTCTGGTATTTTTTTTTGTGAATCATCTATATATTTGAGAATTCTATATAAGAACCTAAAATAATGATCTAAAAAACCTATGGGACTATTTAAGTATTCATCGTTCCAGTTGTTGGAATTACTTTTAATTAGATCTTTTATTCCGTTATATCCATCTTTAATAAATGTACTTTCATATAGTAATTGAAAAACGTCTCTTCCTTTTTCCTCAACGGGATTAGGAATCATATTGACATTGCATTTTAATAACAGTTCATTAGTTATTTCTTGATGGAAATGAAGTAACTCGAAGAAATTACTTTCAAAGCGTTCTAGTGCAATATCTTTTCTTTGTTGCTCATTTGCTTTAAACTGTACCCAGAATGCAAGAAAAGTAAGTATAGCGGCAGCTATCGCGACGAATGGTCCCATTGTTCCTCCAATAGTATCACCGATGGTACCAGTTTCTTTATAGAAATAATAACGTTCAGATTCTGTAAAATATGTAGGTAGGTAACATATTCCACAGATGATTATTAGAAAGCCTACTAAGTATATCCAAAAATCTTTGGTAAAAGTTTTGTTTTTCATTTGTTGTTTGATTTATTTGTGGTTATCAATGATAGAATTTTGAATAGCATTTTGTATCTCAGGTGTGATTCTTTCCCTAATAATTACATCTGATGGCTTGGTGTAACCATATCTTTCAGAAAATAGCGCCATAGTAGATTATTTTTTTATTTTATACGATAAGCCCCGAACCATATAAGGAACGGGGCTGGAATAGTTATTTATAGATGTAATTATATCTTAGTTCGGATTCATTATCCTTGTAACTATATGAAACACATATTTTATTTATTGTACCGTCTTCATTATAAAAATAGTCATAATATGTCCAAGAATCTGAATATGATTCCTTTTTAGATTTTCTTTGAATACGACCTGAAGAGTCATACTGGTATTCATATTTTTGCTCTATTGATTCTCTCCCTGTATCTCCGTTGATATATGTTTCTTGTAGTAGATTTCCATGTGTGTCGTACTCAAAGATAAAGTTCCCGAACAAAGAACCGTCATTAAGCATTGTCTTTTCTATATAAGCGTTATTCCCTTCGTATCTATATTCGCTTATATAGCCAAAATTTTTACTAACCCAAATGTCTTTTTCTACTGTTTTTATCAATCTTTTTTGACTATCATATTCGTATGTCCATTCTTCATTCAGGTCTCCATCGTCATCATATACCAACATGCGTGACACGGAATCAATGTTGTTATATTCATATTTACGTTTTTTTTCAAACAAAGTAAACGTATATTCGTTCATTTCCACTACACGCTTTTTGTCGTCGTATTCATATTTGTAATTGTAATCAATCCTATCATCCAATAAAGCATTATAGTAATTGGTGGTTTTTTCTTGCAATGTTCCGTCTGGATTATAGATATACTGTTCGTATAGTTCTCCATATTCATTTATCTCGCCAAATTTCTTTTCGTGTTCGTTTATTACAATTTCAGACAGAACTTTATTTCCATTATTCCCTCCGGGTTCTCCATCACCATCGCTACTGCACCCCACAAAAAACAAGGCCACCAGTATAGGCAGTATGAATAACATTTTCTTCATTTTACTTTGGTTTTATTGATTATACATCCATTTCCAACAACTTCCTTAAATCCTCAAACGAATGGATTTCGTATAGAGTTCCTTTTACTTTTACAAAGCCATTCACTTCGGAATCAGGTGTGTTTCTCACAAATAGTTCCGAAATGTCTACATCTAAAGCATTTGCAATACGTTCTAAAGATTGTAATTGCGGATAATCACCTCTTAATGTCTTATTAAGACTAATATCAGATATACCCATCTTATCAGCCAAATCTTTTTGAGTAAGACCCTTAGACTGGCAAAGTTCTTTTATCCTTGTTCTAAAATCCATAATACTACATAGTTTTATTGCACAAATATAGGTGTTTATACTATATAATACAATGAAACGTGAAAAATAAATCTATATAGTTTTATATTTAACATAAATTATCTATGTAACTATTGCGTAATTAAACTATATAGTCTTACTTTGCAGTATCAAATAAAACGAAGTAGTATAATTAATAAAATATAAAGAACTATGGCAATAGAAAAGAGAAATCAATTAAAAGAGATTATGAGTCTTGCTTGGTCATTTGTACGCAAGAACGGTTATTCTATGAGTGAGGCGTTGAAATGTGCGTGGACTAATATCAAACTTCGTGCATTGCTTCATAAGAAGGTGGTTGAGTTCTATTTCAAGAAAACAGACGGCACGCTACGTCAGGCTTTCGGTACTTTAATGAGTGGCAGAATACCAGAGACAAAGGGTACAAAGAAAACAGCAGATAACTGCCAGGTGTATTTCGATTGTGAAAAAGAAGAATGGCGTTGTTTCAAAAAATGCAACCTTATAAAGATAGCTTAGTATTAATATTTAAAAGAATATGACTTATGAGAATTATAGACTTTAATCCTGAATTGCACAAGATAACATTTACTAACAAACAAGAAACAGTAATAACTGAATCAAACATTATGTTATTAAAACGAATGTTCAACAACCCCGAAAAATACCAGTATTACATGAAAACACTTTGGCTGTTGCGTTCTCTGAGTGAAAAGAAATGTTGTAAAGATGGCATGATAGACTCTAATGATGAAGTTTACCCGATATTTAGGCTTGCAAATGAACTTATTGGTAGTCTGCTACGAGAAGACACCTTTTTTGACTGCGAAGGTAATCTTATGCAAGGCTTTAATCCAAACATGATGAAAACTGCAATGTAAATCCCTCACACGATTATTTTGAAACAATCAGCCAAATGTTTGTTCTGATTACGGCAATTTTTAGGATAAACATTTGGCGGTTGGTAATTTTGCCATAGAATGAAATGCGCTTCGTGGCAGTTGCGCTGCAAAGATATTCAAGGCATTTCTTTCAAGGGGTAAACTGCCACATCAGACCTCTTTTAAGATTTGCCTTTTTTATATGTCAAGCGTGGCAGGTCAAGGCAAGGCATTCAGGTGTGCATGGGTTCGAATCCCAGCTTGCTACTACGGTCAAAATAAAATCCTCATTGATGAATTGACCGGCCATCAATGAGGATATGTTTAATTCAGGTTTTACAGCGTATGAACAAAGAAACCATAAATGAATCCCAATTCATACGGTACAAAGATAAGCAAATTTCTTATTGTACCTACAATGGCAGGATATATATTTCTTGCAAGGGGCTTAATTCTGATGTCGGGATAAGCATAAGCAAATGGAAATCAAAGAACATGTCGCAAATAAAAACGTATGCAGCCGAAAACGGATTGAAACTAAGAGAAATCATGTATTTTGGCCAGTATCTAGAAATCGGCATAGCCTTGATGTATTTCGCAAATAATAGAGAATTGACAGAGTGTGTAAAGAATCAGATTGGTAATTTAAATTCAAATAATATGAATGAAATACAGGTTTTACAGAAAACTACCTTGTTGGGTAAAGAACTAACCGTTTATGGCAGTGCAGAGAATCCGTTGTTTCTTGCTAAAGATGTAGCTGAATGGATTGAATATGCAAAAACATCACAAGATAAATATGATGTATCTCGTATGGTTGGTACTGTTGATGAAGATGAAAAGCTGGTACGAACAATTTTCGTATCAGGTCAGAACCGTCAAGTCTGGATGCTCACAGAGAACGGTTTATATGAAGTCCTGATGCAAAGCCGCAAACCGATAGCCAAACAGTTCAAGAAAGGCGTAAAAGCTATTCTGAAAGAAATCCGAACCAAAGGCGGTTATATGGCAGTAAAATCGGATGATACGCCAGAAGAAATCATGGCAAAAGCCATCCTGTTGGCAAACTCAACCATCGAAAGGCAGAAAGAACGAATATCTGTACTTGAAACCGAAAAGAATCTGGTAGAAGAACAGAACAGACTGATGGCGCCAAAAGCTGCTTACTTCGACAATGTTCTTCAAAGCGAGGGATTGATAACGACAAATATCATAGCCAACGAACTTGGCATGAGTGCCAAAAAGCTGTACAAGATACTAAAAGATTTAGGCGTATTGTACAACCAGAATGGGGTTTACATGCTTTATGCCAAATACAGGGGATTAGGTTATGATAAGTACAGGACACACACCTATACAAGTGATACCACTGGCATGCAGGTTGCGAAGCAATACTTGTGTTGGACGCAACTTGGTAGAAAGTTTATACTTGATTTAGTAAACAGTAAATCCGCAGCTTAAAAACTGGTCATACACACGTCATTAAGTTGGCGTGTGTATAAAATGAAACAATTGGCATATTGTTTCGTATGTACTAGCAATTTATTCTGTTTTGAGGTAAGTATATACTATTTTTGAATAGTAAAATATTAATAATCAAATGAAAACAATCAAATATAATGGCCAAGAAGTAGAAGCCTACTCGCTGATAATGACGAAGGCTAATGCTTTGGATATTCTCAATGGCAAGAAAGTTATAGAAACTCGTAAGCTAAGTTCTAAATACGAAAAGATGTTTACAAATTTCAAGCAACTTGAAGAAAACGAGAGATTAAGAAAGGAAGGACGTGAAAATGAGTGCCAGCCTATTCTGCGTACTGATATAGAAGCAATTCATTTTTATAGCACAGGTGCCCCATGGTTTCTTGATGTGGCGATAGATGAAATCGGTATTGGCGAGGTTACTGAAGAAGGTATAAAGTTCATGCAAGAAGAATTTGGCTTTCATGAGTTTGATGAGCAGTTAGAAGAGTTCAAGAAGAATCCACCCGAAGAAACGCCGTTATTCTACTACTTGCATATTTGTAAAATAATCAATCATGATGGATTGAAATAAAAAAAGGTCAAGCCGCTTTATGCGGCTTTGTCTGCATATAGGTAAAAGATTGTGTAACTTAAAAAAGTGATTATGGCAGAAGTTTATGCAACAGCTTCGGACGGTAGAACGTACCGAACAAGAGCTGATTATGAAGCTGGACGTTTTCAATCAATGGGCACAAACGCTGCTCAGAGAGCGAGAATCAACAGAGCAGTTGGCGGTAGAGTTGTTTAATCATGAAGAAGGCTATAAGCACAATTAAACAAGTCTCAGAGCTGACAGATAGGGTTATATTGTTTCACTCAGCATCGGGTAAGGACAGTATAGCCCTTTTAGATCTTATACACCCCTATTTCAAAGAGATAGTATGTGTTTACATGTATGTAGTCAAGGACTTGCAGCATATTAACAGATACATCAACTACACCTGCAAGAAATATGGTAATGTGAAGTTCATACAAGTGCCTCACTTTGCGGTATATTCATATCGTAAGAGTGGTTACATGGGTTGTATAAAGAACGAAAAGCAGAGGCAGTACAGTATGGCGCAGCTTACAGAGATAGTCAGAGAAAAATATCATATAGACTGGGCATTTTTCGGGTTCAAACAATCCGACTCAATGAACAGACGGTTGATGCTAAGGACGTACAAAGATGAAGCTATCAATGAAGCGCAAAAGAAATGTTATCCCCTATCAGCTTACAAAAATGTTGATATTCTGAACTATATCGAAAAGAAAAGTCTTATAAAGCCGGAGAAATACGGTAACAGCCAGTCGGCAGGAACGAATATAAGCGATATGAACTATCTTTTGTGGCTCAGAAGTAATTTCCCGGCAGACTTGAAAAAGGTTATAGAGGAATACCCTATGGTAGAACGATTGTTGTTTGAGCATGATTATGAAGGAACTGAAACAAAGTGAGACAAGAATAATAAAACGTTCGCAGATAAATCTGAATCCGATAAACCCTAAGAGGCATTCGGATGAACGTATTAGACTGCAAAAGAAAAACCTGCAAAAAGTCGGTTTTCTTGGTGGTATTGTATGGAATGAATTAAGCGGAAACCTAATAGATGGGCACAGGCGTATCAAGGCTATGGATATGTATTACAAATACGATGGTACTTCTGATACAGACTATAAGGTAAAAGTGGAGGTCGTGAACCTTGACGAAAAAAAAGAAAAGGAACAGCTTACTTATATGGCAGTAGGAAACACCAAGCCTGATTTAGATTTGCTCGCGAGTTATTTGCCTGATATAGACTATTCCGAAGTCGGGTTGAGTCCTGATGAGTTGAATGATATACTTGCGATAAGTGAAGTTGATGCCAATTCCTTATCAGAGTCATTAGATGACTTGTTATTGCCAACAGACTTCGATGGTATAAAAAATCCTATTCCTGAAGATGCTGCACTGCCATATGAAGAGAAGAAAGAACACATGAAAGCGGTAAAGCAACAAGTAAAAGAATCTGCATTTCAGCACAGGCAGGATGAAGATGCTTATATAATACTTTCATTTTCTTCTTTTGAGACAAAATCAGATTTTTGTGATTTGTTGGGTATCAGTACGGATGAAAAATTTGCCAAAGGAGAAGAGGTTTTGAAATTGATTGAGTAATCAAAATAAACAGATACGCGCGCATGGGAAAGAAGCCAGACATATCGAAATTCAGAGAGGTCCTTCATAAAACAGGTGGAAATCTCTCTAAAGTTGCTGCTGTATTCAATGTAACCCGAAAAACCGTGTATGATTGGGCCAGAGCAGACAGCCAGTTCAAAGATGCTATCACCGACGAAAGAGGTTCTCTGGTAGATGAATGCCTTGTATCTGCACGTGTACTTGCGCTTGGTATCCCTGAGAAAGATGAAAATGGGAACTTTATCGGATGGCGTGAACGTCCAGATGGGTATATGATTCGCTATTTACTTTCCACATTAGGAAGAAAAGAAGGTTTTGGAGATCGAGAAGACGAAGATGCAGATATTCCAAAGGATATTGACCACGGAATTCCTATTGACTCATGGATTAAAGACAAACTGAAATGATTGTACCCCAAGCAATATATCATCCGCTATATACCGACAGCGAGAAATTTATCATCCTTATCACCGGTGGCCGTGGATCGGGGAAGTCTTTCAACGCTTCTACCTTCATTGAGCGTCTGACATTCGAAATGACTCCCACAGAGAAGATTGTCCATCAGATTCTTTATACCCGTTATACGATGGTGTCAGCCGGCATGTCTATCATTCCAGAGATGATGGAAAAGATAGATTTGGATGGAACAACGAAGTATTTCAAGACCACCAAGACGGACATCGTAAATCGGATGACCGGCAGTCGTATCATGTTCCGGGGTATCAAGACTTCTTCCGGGAATCAGACGGCAAAGTTGAAATCAATTCAGGGTATCACCACCTTTGTCTGTGATGAAGCAGAGGAATGGACCAGTGAGGAAGAGTTTGACAAGATTATGCTCTCCATCCGTAAGAAGGGAATTCAGAACCGGATTATCATAATTATGAATCCATGTGATTCGAACCATTTCATCTACAAGAAATACATCGAGAATACTCATCGGCTGGTGGATATTGACGGCGTCCAGGTACAGATTTCCACCCATCCGAATGTACTTCATATCCATACGACTTACTTCGACAATATAGAGAACCTTTCTCCTGAGTTCCTGAGAGAAGTCAAGGAAATGAAAGAGAAGAATCCGGAGAAGTACGCTCATGTGGTTATCGGACGATGGGCGGACGTGGCCGAGGGTGCAGTGTTCAAGAAATGGGGAATTGTGGATGAGTTCCCCATGTGGTGCAAGAAAGTGGCTATTGGACAGGACTTTGGTTATACCAATGACCCATCGGCTTCTATCCGGTGTGGAATCATTGACAATGCGCTTTATTTGGATGAAGTGGATTATAGAACTGGATTATTATCTGGGGATATTATAAAGACGCTACGCCCGTGGAATTTGAGAGTGATTGCCGACAGTGCGGACCCGCGACTCATCCAGGAAATTCATAACGGAGGGATTAAAATATACGCGGTAGAGAAAGGGCAAGGTTCTGTCAATGCCGGTATTGACAAGATGCAGGGAATGGAAATATTCATTACCAAGCGTTCTTATAACCTGCAAAGGGAGTTCAGAAATTATGTCTGGGCAAAAGATAAGGATGGAAACTACATCAACGAACCTGAAGACCATGATAATCATGGCATAGATGCTGCACGCTACTATGTGCTGGGAGAACTTCTCGGTAGAATTATGAAACCCAAAGACGTTTCAGGAATATTTGGACATTAAACTTTAGAATATGATACGCTTTATACAAACCTCAGAAGAGTCTGGAGACTGTTCAGCTTATTACGATGTAAAACTGGATAGACCTCATACAGTTGGTGAGTTCATAAACTTAGTTCTCATTGAAAGAAAAGGAGAATGGGGTAAGTTTGAAATTTATAGTCCAAACGTGAGTTGGTTGGATTATGAAAAATACGAATACCGCTATGGAGTTTTGAACGATGCAATTCCAAAAAACTTGTTAGAAAAGAAAATAATTAGCATAAAGGCTAATGGCGGCTGGACTAATATGGATTACCTTTTAAAGTTGGAACAATAAATGTAATAATATGAGAACCTTAGAAGAAATTTTAGCTATACCTGAAATAGAGAGAAAAATCTACTATCTGAAGAAAGGACGAAAGACTGAGCAACCAAACGCTCACGCTCTTTACAACGACTGGAATCCGAACAAGCACGAGATAGTGATAGATGAAGAGAAATACCCGAAAATCAAAATTACGACCCAGCCTGAGAAACGGATTACAGACCCTACAACCGGGAAAGAATATGTTGAGCCGGCGGTAAGGAAAGAAGTTGACCCGAACAGGATTGCTCTTCCTATCGAGCAGGACATCGTGAACATTCAGACTGCCTTCACCGTGGGAACAGAACCGGTCCTTGATTGCCAGCCGGACCAGTCGGAAGAAAGCCTTCTTTCCACATTGAAGCAGGTGTTCAAGAAAAACAAGTTGAAATACCAGAACAAGAAAGTAGTCCGGGCATGGCTGGCCGAGCAGGAAGTGGCCGAATACTGGTATGTGGTGAAGGATGACGGCTTCTGGGCAAAGCTCAAACGAAAGATTTCAGGAATCTTCGGCAAATCAAAACCTGAATACCGTCTGAAGAGTGCCATCTGGTCTCCGTTCCGTGGCGACAAGCTCTACCCTTTCTTCAATGACCAGGGGGATTTGGTGGCCCTGTCCCGTGAATACAAGAAGAAAGATCTGAATGACGTGGAGATTACCTGCTTCATGACCATTACCAAGGACATGGTTTATCAGTGGGAACTGACAAGCAACTGGACTGACAAAGGCTCATTTGCACATGGATTCAAGAAGATGCCGGTGATTTATATGTACCGTCCGGAAGCGTACTGTGAAAAGATAAAGAGCCTCCGTGTAAGACTGGAGAAGCTTCTCTCAAACTATGCAGACTGTATCGACTACCACTTCTTCCCTATCCTCATGCTTTTTGGTAACGTGGAGAATTTCTCAGGTGAGTTCAAGAACCGTGTTGTCGAGCTGACCGGCCAGGGAGCAAATGCCCAGTATCTTACCTGGTCTCAAGTGCCCGATACGGTAAAATTTGAGGTGGAGACGCTGTTAAGTCAAATATACGGACTGACCAATACACCTAGAATCTCCTTTGACTCCCTGAAAGGTACAGGTAACGCCGTTTCCGGTGTGACTTTCGACTATGTGTTCATGTCCACCCACCTGAATGTGGAGAATCTGAATGAAACCGTCGGCGAGTTCATGCAACGACGGGTAAATTTCCTCATATCAGCTTTGGGTTCCGTGAATTCCACCCTAGAAGAAGCCTCCGAGACTATTGACGTGGATGTGCAGATGCAGCCATATAAACTGGAGGACATCAAAGACAAGATAGACACAGCTATCAAGGCCAAGGACGGTGAAATCTGGTCGCAACAGCGGGCCATCACCTTCGTGGGGAACGTGGATGCAGTTCTGGATGAGATTGAAGCCATCAAGGAAGAGCAATCTGAGAAACAGAAGAACGACATCGAGAAGCAGAAACAGCTTTCCTCTCTCAAAAGTGCTGGTAGCAAATCTGAAGAATAGAATAATTCAGTCAGAATATTTACGGGGATAATACAAAACAGAATGATATAAATCTAAAATATTTACCAATTGAGTAGCGGTATCTTTCGAGGTATCGCTATTTTCTTTATCATAGTAAAAACATGAATACTTCTTTGTAATTATTCGTTATTTTACTATATTTGCATCGTAATTAAGTCTTAAACGCTATGAGCTACAAATCAGTTAAAGACGTTGTAACGCTGCTTACTGAAAATGGCTTTTGGTTCGTGAGGCAGAAAGGCAGTCACATGGTTTACACTGATGGTAGCCATGTAGTGATTGTCCCAGACCACGGCAAGAAAGGCGTTGAGAAAGGCACTTATTACAACATTCTGAGGCAAGCGGGGCTAAAATAGCCCCCGCCTCTTTTGTTTAACGATAAAAAGGAGGTCAGTATGAAAATCGTAGAAGTGATTGTAGAACATGCTGGAAATAATCTTAGTGCCTATATTGAAGGTGCTCCGGTGATTACTGTCGGTAACGACGTGAAGGAAATCGAGAAGAACATGAAGGAAGCTGTTGAACTTTACCTGGAGTCATGCAAGGAGATGAACATCGCTCCAGTGGAAATTTTGCAGGGAGAGTTCACATTGAAGTTCAAGATAGATGCTGCCACCTTCATCAACTATTACAGCAGTATCTTTACCAAAGCTGCTTTGAGCCGGATAACCGGAATTAATGAACGCCAGTTGTGGCATTATGCGGCTGGAGTACACAAACCACGCAAACAACAATTAGAGAAGATTCAGAAAGGTATTAATGCGCTGACAGAGGAACTGGCAGCTATAAATTTGTTGTGATTATTAATTAAATATAATGGAGGATAGTACAATGAAAGCAAAAGATGTAAATCCAAGTAATTTTAAGGTTGAGAATGTTGTATTTGAAAATGATGATTTTTCTATAGCGATAGGTATTTGGGAAAATGGGGAAAGAAGAATGGCAATGAGATGGAATGGCTATGGAGATGATCCCGGATACCCAAAATTATTTAAAAATCCAGTCTGGTTCATGGTTGATGACTCTTTAATTTTACCTTTCCTGAATGCTTTGAGGAACGTAAAAGATTCTGACAAAAAAGAAATAGAAGCAGCTATATTGAAATTTTAAAAGTATAATTGAATGATGTTCCAGCGTGATTACCCTAGTAGTCACGCTTTCTTTTTGTCTAAAAACGAACATTCCCCTAATTGTTTCGTATCGTTAGCCTTAAAATTTCCCCTTCCCTTTCTCTATAAGTAAATTTACCGTATGAAATTATTAATCAAACTCATACGGTATGACAATCTTTGAACAAATCTTGGCAGGACTGCAACAGAAATTCGCTGGGGTGGACACTGCCACACTCACCCGTATCGCCACAAAGAAGGCAGAGGGTGTAACGGACGAAACGAAGGTGACCTCCATCGTTGAGGGTATCTCATTTCAGGACGTGATGCAAAACTATGGTGATTTCCGTGCAGGACAGGCGCAGACTTCCGCTGTTTCAAACTACGAGAAGAAGCATGGACTGAAAGACGGAAAACCAATCGAGAATCCGAAACCAGAACCACCGAAACCAAACGACCCTCCAAAGCCGCAGGAGACAGACATCGCAAAGATGATTGCCGATGGCATTGCCGCCGGTATCAAGCCGTTTGCCGACAAGCTGGCCAAAATGGAGGAAAATGAAGCGCAGGCGCAGCGCAATTCTCAGATTTCAGCAGTGGCGAAGAAGTACGGTATTCCCGAATTTATGCTGAAAGACCGCAACATTCCTGAAAACACGGACTTGGACACTTATTTCAAGGACATGAAGCAGGATATGTCTAACAACGGTTTTCAGTTCTCCAAAGCTCCTGAAACTGCCGAACAAAAACAGGAGAAGGAAGCAAGCGAGTTCGCCAAAATGATTGAGGCGGACACAAAATCTATTGTCGAACAACAAAACAAGTAATTTATGTCAGCAGGATTTAAGTACAACATTGAGCCTGAACCGTCCATCGAGGAACGCTATGATGTTTCTACCGGAGTAAGACGCAGAGGGCCTTACAAGCTGGATACGACCAACCTTGTTGCTGGTTCATTTCTTCCATCCTTCACTCCCATTGCCGCCGACTTAGTAAAGAAAACCGCTCAGGTGGCCATCCGTGTAGAAGTCTATGAAAAGTTTACCACCGGCTCCAATACCACTTTGAAAATCAAGAAAAACTCTTTGGCTTATGTGGGTATGCATCTGGGTAATGGTTCTCATGGGGCTACCATCAACAGTATTGACAAATCAAACAAAGATTTCGATAAGTTGACGCTGTCTGCCGACTTTGGCGAAACATTGGAAGCTGGTACTGTACTCTATGAAGCTACAGCTGTAAGTGGTACTACTCCAAAGGTAGTTGCTAACTCAGCTTTGTACGGAAGAGTACAAGTAGAAGAAGGAATTGTATTAGTTGCTCTTTTGATGCGAGCATTCGAGATTGAGCCTACCAAATTGGTTATGCCTTTCTCTGACATTGACAAGGCCAACATGCCGCATTTCCAGTTCAACGCTCCTGACGTTACTCAAAGTGGAAAGGCTGTAGTTGCCAAAGCGTCTTCCAGTCAAGATGGCTTGATGAGTAAAGAAGACAAAGCTAAATTGGATGGTATCGCATCCCAAGCCAACAAATTCACTTTGTCTGCAGCAACATCTTCTGCTCTCGGAGGTGTAAAGCAGGGTGTTAAAGTGGATGATGCTACTGGGCAGGAAGATGCACATACAAAATTGAATGCCCTTCTGGCATCTTTGAGAACAGCAGGTGTAATTGCAAGCAAATAAAGAAAGGAGGTAAAACATGATGCTAACTATTCATACTCTGTTTAATGACCCCAATATCGTAAACGCCGTTATCCAGCGCGTCCTTCAGACTCGTAAGGATACAATCTACTGGCAGCAGTATCTTGATTTCCGTAGAACGACTACCCGTGTATTCAAGGACTACATCGGTCAGGTTACTGGAGTGATGGCCGGTTCTATTAACTCACGATACGGCGAGAAGCCTATCCGTGAACGCCGGAATATCGGTTCAGGATATGGTGAAATCGCTTATCTTGGCGATGCTTACCAGATTTCCATTGACCGCCTGTCCGAACTTCAGGACTTGATTGACAAGTTTAACGCAGCTAAACCAGCTGACCAGGTAGCAGCCATGCAGGAAATCGTGAATTTCATCTATGACGATTACCGCCAGGTACTTTTGGCAGCTCACAAGCGCATGGATATTATCGTAGGTTCACTTCTGATGACCGGAGAAGCAGCTGTTAAGAACAAGGACGACAATGCCGGAGGCGTTGACCTTCTCAACATTGAATTGCCGTTCAAGTTCATCAAGCCTGATACTGGTGCGAAGACGAACTTCATCACCTATTTGCAGCAGCAGATTAATGCACTGAAAGCGGACTACGGTAATTTCCAGAAGATGATTATGTCACGAGGAACTTTCGTGAAGAATATCATCGGGTCGGCTGAGTTTGGTGACAAGTTCAAGATGCAGCTTACAGGAAATGAGATGTATCTTTCAACTGGTTTGATTACATCTCAACTGGCTTCCCAAGTATTCACTGGCATCGGGCTTCCGGCCATTGAAATCAAGGAAGATTACGTAAAAGACCAGACCGGAAAGAACGTGCAGATTTACGCCGACGACCGTATCACCTTGCTTCCGCAGGATAAGGTCGGTTATATGCGTTTCCACACTCCATACGAAGCAGTGGACGGCGTACCGGGACGTAACTACACCCAGGCAGACGGTGATATGCTTATTTCCGGTTACAAGGACAAGAACGGTCGTTATCTGGAATACACCGCAGAGTGGATTCCTCAGATTACGAACCCGAATCTGATTGTGAACTTTGATTTGTCAACCATGAACGCATGACAGTAAATGACTACATATCACAGAAGTTTCAGACCTTCGGCATCAACTTGTCGGAGGCTGACCTTTTGGAGATAAGTTTTTCTTCAGAAGTAAGCGGAGAGGATGAGATGGGCCCGTCAAACATCGGACTTGTTTCAGTGGCTATGGCGAAGTTCATCCCCTCTCTATTACTCCGTGCCACTTCCATCAGTGAGAACGGTTTCTCTATGTCATGGGATACAAAAGGCGTAAAGGAATACTATTCTTTCTTGTGCAAGAAGTATGGTCTTGAAGATACGTTAAGCGATAAACCTAAAGTCAGATTCCTATGATATTTGCTCCACATACATTACAGGTTAAGGTCTTTACTCCGATGGAAACAGACGAGTTTGGCCGACCTATCCCCGGAACCGGTGGTGAAAGCTGGCAGGACGTGTGTAAATGCCGTTGTGATGATAACTCGACCAAGGAGTTTACTTCGGAGAACGGTGAGGTGTTCCGACCGAATTATCACGTAGTCTGTGAGAAGAAAATCTCACTGAGTGCTGGTGATGAAGTCAGATGTATGGACGGTGAGAATGTCCGTGGAACTGGCAAAGTTTACATGGTGAAGAATACAAACTATTTTGGTTACTCAGAGATATGGATGTGAAGTTTGATTTTTCGGACGTGGATAGCTTTTTCGAACAAGGTTATGCCGAGGTGAAAGCCGTTGAGGAGAAGGTTGGTAAAGAGGCTGTCGATTACGCTGTAAAGAATGGCAACTATCAGAACCGGACTGGAACACTCCGTAAGTCAAACAAGTATTCAGTTGAGGATGACGGACTGGAATTGAGGAATGAAGCCGAATACGCTTCTTTCGTGGAATCCAAAGGCTATGAAGTCTTGACTGGTGCAGCCCTATTTGCTGAGAAACGATTGAAGGAGGAAATCAAATGAAACGAATATTCAAGCATGAACTGATGGTCGCAGACCACTCAAAATTATGTCTGCCTATCGGAGCAAGAATATTATCTATTCAAGCACAACGGAATGCAATTTGCTTGTGGGCAGTAGTAGATGAATGTCAAAAAGAATTGTGTTTAGTGGATATTTTTATGTATGCAACAGGACAAAATATATCTGATAAAGATTTGTCAGACAAAAGATTTGCAGGTACTGTTCAACTTGGAGAACTGGTTTTTCATGTATTCCTTCAGTATGATAATAATATTCAATATCTTATTGTATGATAGTAACTACTGACATAGCGAACATTCTCTACCGTGACTGCAAGTCTTGCGGGATTGATATCGTTCCCCATGGCAAGAAGCTGACAGGGGCGATAAAGTCCGAAAGGATTGTCATTCACGCCAAGAAGCAACAGCCGGGCACATACTGGAAGAAATCTTTCGTCGAGGTGAACATTTGTGTTCCCGATTTGAAGGAAGGCGAAGCCAATACCATCCGGCTGAACGAACTGGAGAAGCAGGCACAGGGATTGTTTGACGGTGTTACCGGTCGCTATGACGATACAACCTATCATTATTCTATCGAATCAATTGGAACGGAGGAGGACACTGCTTTAAAGTGTCACTATGTGAATGTAAGAATTTTGTTTGAAGTTTTAAATGTGAAATAATATGGCAGAAGCAAAGAAAGTCACAGCCGCGAATATCAAGAAGCTTTGGTATGGCGAAACAAGCGAGATTACCGCAGATTTGACAGGACAAGCCTTGCATACTCTTTTACAGGGTGAAGCATTGAAAGAAATCAAGAATATCCATCAGGATACGTGGACACTCGAAGAGGGAGAAGCAAGCCGAACGAACTATAAGAACCAGCTTACCGGCCAGACCTATCGAAGTGAAAAGGAAATGGGTGACGTGACCGTCAACTTTACCATTGGCGAGTACGACTATCCTACTAAAAAAGACCTTATGGGTGGCGATGTCATCAACACCGACAAAGGTTGGAAGCGTGCAAGAGGTAAGGTAAACATTGAGAAGTTACTTGTTGCTTTAACTGACGATGACCAGTATTGTGTGATTCCACGTGCTGACATCGGTGCACGTGAAGCCACAACAGACAAGGCTGTCGGTATTCCTGTAAGTGCGGTGGAAGTGGAACCACAAAATGCAGAAGTTGCACCGGAATACTGGTTTGACTCATCTGAAGTAACAGCAGGTGCTTAATGCCTATCCAATAGGTAGAGATTGAATTCCATAACAGGGGTGGGCTTTATGGCTTCACCCTTTAATTTTTATCTTTTATCAGAATGAATCAAGGAGCAAAAATAGTAACTGAATCCATTATCGGAAGTGATTTCAGAACGGTGTTTGTCGCTGGGAAAGCCTACACGGTCTACCCTCCTACTATCCACAAGCTGGCCGGGGCAATCTCCCATTTGTCAGGCGTAAAAGAAGCAGACAATTTGAAAGAAGTTCTGCTCTCCCTGGGAGAAAGTGAGGCCTACAGCAAGGCTCTCTCTTGGCTAATAGCTGGTGACGAAAGTTTAAGTGAAGAACTGGCAAAAGGAACATACGAAGAGAATGTGGACGCATTGGATGAAGCACTCTCTATGATTGACTCAAAGGTTTTTCTCAAAGCTGTCAGCTTGGCGAGGAACGTAAGTCTGCTGGCAGCGAAACCGAGGTCGTAGGAAATGATACTCTCTTGGGACAGATTGCATCGTTCATGGAAAATCTGCATCTGTCATACCGGGAAGTGGTCTATGAGATACCATACAGGAATTTAGTATTAATGCAGCGTGACAAGCTTCATACTGTAACCGGGACAAAAGTCACGAAGGTGAAAGGCAAGGATATGGCTTCACGCAGAAGAAGAAACAAGAAATAGATATGGCTCTATTAGAATGTTAAAAAGCAACAGAAACGTTACTTTTTTACGTCACAAAGCTTGCTTAATAGTAACGAAAATGTTACCTTTGCATTGTCAATTAAAAGTTCTTTGATTTATGAAGTTTTCAGAGTTTTACAAATTGATTGAGTCAGCAGGCTGGACAATCGAAAAGGGAAAGAAACATCACAAGTATGTTCATCCCGACTTTGACTACTTTATCCCTGTAGGCAGACATCCAGCCAAAGAGATACCTAAAGGTACTCTTGACAGCATGATGAAAAAGGCGGGGTTAAAGAAGTAAAAGAACAGCACCCACTTCGGTGGGTGCATTTAATTGACAAAACTTAAAATACACGATTATGAAGAAGATTCAGGCTATTATTGAAAAAGCAGATGATGGAGGAATTTCTATCTATTCTGAAGATGTAAACGGTGCGTATGGCTTTGGGCTTACAGAACAGGAAGCGAAAGAGGACTTTATTTCTGTTTTAGAGGAACAGGCAGAATATTACAAAGAAAAACATGGTGAATTTCCAAGTTGGTATAAAGCTGGCTATTCTGTGGAGTATGTGTATGACCTAAGTGGATTTTTTGAAGCGTTCCCTTTTATTAATGCAAGTAAGTTTGCAAAGGAAATAGGTATAAATGAATCTGTAATGCGAAAGTATAAAGGAAAGATAATTACAGCATCAGAAAAGCAAAGAGCTATCATACAATCAAAATACAATGAGATACTTAAAAGAATGGCAAATGTCAAGTTTTGATATTCCAGCCGTGAGGCTCTGATATAAATTAAAGAACAAATTGACAATCGGGCGCATCATAATGGTGCGCCTTTTTTGTTCTATTCCGAGATGGAGTCTAATTATTCAAAAATAGAAGTTAAATTACACGACAATTGCCAAGTTGTTTCGTTTTTGATTTCAAAAAGTCTGAATACTATTTGCTTATATCATAATTTTAAGCATTAATATTTAGATTTTTATTTATGGCAACACTCGTATTCCGTGTATCAAGTGACTGGGAACAGGTCGTAAAGCTAAGACAAGAATGTGAAAAGCTGGAAGCCCAACTCAAAAAGATGGACGTGAACAAATCTCCGGCAGCGGCAAAGGCTTTGGAAACCCAATTGGCATCTGCTCGCCAACAAATGATGGGGCTGGTAACCGAGGCGGCTAAAGTTGGAGCTACAATGGAGCGTGATTTCAAAAATGGAATTTACAGCGCTTCACAAACAGTAAACAACCTCTCTGCAAATATTACTTCACAAAGGGGTGTCATTAGGCAATTACAAAATGAGCTTACTTTATTGAAAGAGAAATACCGAGAAACTGTAAAGTCGGGTGGTAATACCAGCGGTATGTCGGAGCAGATAAAAGCTCAAACCGATAAGTTAAGGGAGCAGAAAGATATTTTGTTTGGACTTACTCAACAGCAGGCAGAAGCCCGTCTTTCAGTAAAGAGACTGAAGGATGAATATGCAGCTTTTAAGGAAGAAGCCGGCGAAACGGTCGAAGCAAATGAAAAGATGTCCGTTTCCTTAACCAAAGTACTTGGTGTAATAGGTGGAGTAACTGCCTTGAAAAACTTTGCCACAGAACTTGTCAATGTACGAGGACAATTCCAGCAGCTTGAAATTGCTTTTTCAACCATGCTGAAAAGTAAGGAAAAAGCAGATAAACTGATGTCGGAACTGGTGGATATTGCCGCAAAGACGCCCTTTGACCTTCAAGGGGTGGCATCATCTGCCAAGCAAATGATTGCTTATGGCTCGTCAGCCGAGAATGTGGGTGATGAGCTTGTAATGTTGGGGAATGTAGCCGCCGGTGTTGGCTCCCAGCTTAGTGAAATAGCCTATCTCTATGGCACATTAAGGACGCAAGGAAGGGCCTATGCTGTCGATATTCGTCAGTTTGCAGGACGTGGTATTCCCATCTACGAGGAACTGGCAAAAGTGCTTGGTGTGACAAAAGATGAAGTTTCCGGTTTAGTAAAGGAAGGCAAGGTAGGATTTAAAGAAGTAGAACAGGCCTTCAAAAATATGACTAGTGAATCAGGAATCTATTATAACCTGATGCAAGAACAGTCTAAGTCTCTTACAGGTCAGTTGAGTAACCTTGGAGATGCTTGGGATACAATGTTGAATGAGATTGGGAAAGATACTCAGGGAATTGCTTCTGCAGGTATTTCAGGATTGAAAGGTCTTATTGAGAACTATGAAACTGTTGGTAAGATTTTGATAGGACTGATTGCTACATACGGAACATATAAAACCGCTCTTATTGTTGTGCGAATAGCTCAGGATACATTAACGGCCAGAATGGAACTTGCAATACTGGTTACTAAAGCTCAAACGATAGCACAAAAGGCTTTGAATACGGTTATGAAAGCTAACCCGTATGTACTGGTAGCTACGGTTCTTGCCGGGCTTGTTGCTACTATGTGGGCCTTTCATGACAGCACAACCGCATCGGAAAAGGCACAGCAAAAATTCAATGAAGAACAAAAGAATTTTGCGAATCAGGAAGAGGAACGCAAGAAAAAGATAGAAGAGCTGATACGCGTTATCCAAGATGAGACAGAAACAGAGTTTTCAAAGATAAAGGCCTATGAGGAACTGCAAAGGTATTCTCCTGCACTTTCTTCTGCTTATACCCGTGAACAACTGGCTGTACTCAATCTTGCAGAAGCAAATAAAGAACTGAATAAGGAACGAGACAAGAACAGTTATGAAAACATACTAAAGAATATACAACAATGGGAGGAGAAAATAAAATCATTAAATGCTTCTTTAAAAAATGCGGGGCAAGGTGCCCCATTAATTGCTTCACAAATAGAATCAGCAAAAGCAAATCTTAACAAGTGGAAATCAGCCCTGAGCGAATATAATCGACTGAAAAAGGAAACAGAGGAAAACTCGAAACCTGTAGAAGTCAAGCTAATGGAAGCAAGAAGTAATCGTGAGCAGATTATACGCGAATACAATATAGCAAGACAAATATTGCAGGAAGAGCAAGAAAAAATTAAGAATTTTCCTTTTGCAACAATTCCTATTGACGTTCAAATACGGTTCAATAATGCGCAAGCAGCGCTAAAAGGGATTGACGGCACCATATCTGGCCTGGAATCGCAAAGGGAAGCATCGGAAAAGACGTATCAGCAAGCATATAAAGAAGCAAAAGCTGTTTACGAAGCAAAATTAAAGGCTGTAGAGGATGCTAAAAAAGGTACTGAGTCAGCTTATAAGAAAGCTGTAGAAGAGTTGGAAGCGGCAGAAAAATCATATAAATCGCTCGGTGGTGTAACAGGAGACACTCTGACCAAACAAGAAAATAATGCGAAGAAAAATGCCGAGCGACAAAAGAAGGAGCAGCAACAGCTTGCAGAAGAACTCCTTCAGCTTCGCAGGACCAATCAGCAGGAAGAAATCAACTTGATGGAAGAAGGTTCTGAAAAGAAGCGCAGACAGATTGAGCTGGATTACCAGCGAGAAATCGACGAAATTAGGAAACAGCGCAAAAAATGGGAAGATGCACAAGAAGGAAAACTTACGTCTGAACAGCGGGAAGTATTAGGAAGTCGTGCGTCTAATGCCATGACGTCGCGTGAAAAAGGTCTGGCCGAAATTACAGAAACTGAAAATCAAGCTGCAATCGAGGCCAACGAACGTTACCTGAAAAGCTACGGTACGTTCATGCAGAAACGTGATGCAATCATAGCCGAGTACACCCGTAAAAGCTCAGAGGCTACTACTCAGGGAGACAAGGACATACTTCAGAAAGAAATGGATAAGGCACTCTCTTCCCTTGATCTTGAGAAGTTGAAACAGGGAATCAATTGGGAACTTATCTTCGGTGACTTGGACAAGGTATCCAAAGAGTTCCTGAACAAGGTAAAACAGCAGCTTAGGGATTTCAAGAACTCCGAAGAATACAAGAATATGGCTGTTGACCAGAAGAAGGTCATTGACGAGGCGTTGAGCAACATCCAGTCAACTCTTATCGACAAAGGAGGATTGCTGGCCGACCTACCCGAACAGTTAAGCGAATTGGCCAAGGCACAGGAAGAACTGTCACAAGCTCAGGAGGAATACAACGAAGCCATGAGAAGCGGAACAGATGAACAGAAGGAAGCGGCCACGAAGAAACTGAATGATGCCCAGAAAAGACAGCAGAACGCTCAGGTCAATGTACAAAAGTCGACAGATAAAACGACAAGCAACCTTGCCACGTTGTCGAACATCATTACCCAGCTTGGTTCAAATTCTGAAATTTCACTCTCTCAGGTCGGTGATTTGGCCGGAAATATAGTAGACATATTTGCAGAAGAGAGCGAGAAACTTGGAGGTATAATTGGAGCTGCATTTTCTCTTTTAGATGCCATCGGGACGCAGGGGCTGGATGGTTTCGTCAGTAACATATTCAGTAGTGTCTTTAAGTCTGTAGGTGGAATATGGGATACCCTGACTTTCGGCGGATTCAGCAAACTCTTCGGTATTGGAGGAAACGAAAAAGAGGTGCAGGATACCATCAACAGACTCACGGACAGAAACGAAAAGCTGCAGTCTGCCATCGAATCCCTTACGGAAGAAATGAAGTCCAGCAAGGGAAGCGAGAAATCCGTAGCAGAGTACAATAAAGCCATCAAGTATCAGGAGGAATACAACAAGAATGTTCTTGCAAAAGCGCAGGCTAATGCTGGCTATCACAGTAAACATCATAGCTGGGCCTATTACATGGGCTGGTCGGAAAGTGACATACAATGGATTCGGGAAAATGTCATGGCAGAGTTCACAAGTACAGATTCCTTGTGGCAGATGTCGCCGGAGCAGATGGACTTATTACGTCAGAATGTAGACTTGTGGCAGAAAATGGCCGATTCAGGGAAAGGAGGCTATGGAAATGCTGTCGTTGATGCACTAGGTGAATATGCAGATCTGGCTGGAAACCTCGAAGAACTGAAAGAGGGTCTTTTCGAACAGCTTACCGGAATAAGTTTTGATTCCATGTATGACAGTTTCATCGATACTCTCATGGATATGGATGCCTCGGCGGAAGATTTTGCGGATAACCTATCCGAATACTTTATGCGTGCCATGCTTTCAGATAAAATCGGTAACATGTACAGCCAGAAGCTGGAAGACTGGTGGAACAGATTCGGTGAAAGTATGAAGGACGGAAACCTGAGTGAGAGTGAACGTAATTCACTCCAAAACGAATATATGGGGTACGTGAATGAAGCATTGAAACTACGGGATGAACTTGCCGCAGCTACCGGATACGACAAGGCTGGCAGCAGTTCCCAGCAGTCGGCCTCCAGCCGCGGATTCGGTACGGAAATGACGCACGAGGATGCCGGAGAACTGAGCGGTCGGTTCACTGCCGTGTATGAGTCCAATCTTAGGATAGAGACAGCAGAGCAGCAACAGACAGTAGCCATTACCGAACTGCGAGGCTCCATCAGTGCCTTGACATCACAAGTGACCGGCCTATACAACATCGCCGACGAGACACGTACCATCCTGGCCAATTCCTATTTGGAGTTACAGCAAATCAGAGAGAATACTGAAGACTCAGCCAAATACTTGAAAGATATTAAGGCTGACATCGCCGAAGTGAAACGTAATACAGCAAGACTATGACAGGAGATTTATTTATTAACGGGAAGGATGCCTGGAGCACATGGGGTGTCCGCATGGGTGACGGTTTTCTCGATGCTATCGACGGATTCAACCAGATGAAAGACTACATCGAAGATGAGAGCCGTCTGGAGCACGGGAAGCGAATAATAACCGAAAATGCAAAAGTAGCATCGCGTGAAATCACTCTCCAGTTCACCATAGAAGGAAACTCAGAAGGCGACTATCGGACAAAGAAGAAATCTTTTCAGTCAGAACTGGAGAAAGGAACCGTAAACATCAAAATCCCAACTCTTGGAAACGAAGTCTACAAGCTGGTTTACCTGGGGAAAAGCATCTCTTACGGGTTAAGTATTGACAGGTGTTTCGGTAAGGTTTCAAGTAAGTTTTGCGAACCGAATCCCATGGACAGAAGCGAATAACAAACATTTCCTTTATTGTTTCAAATGGAAGTCCGGATTTTTAGGGCTTCCATTTTCTATTTATGAACTTTGGGGATATGATTGAAATTAAGGACATATCCGGAAAGACGAGGTTCTCCACCCCTATCAACAAAGGGGCGAAGGGAAAGTTTACACTGATGAAAGAGGACTACATCGTTCTCCCATTCTCCGTGCCTGAACCGATATATTTTAAACTTGGAGACTATGTAGACCTTTCTGGGGTTCTGGATGATTCACTGGGCGGCTTACTTTCAAAAGTATATGAGGTAACAGACCTGCAGAAACCTTCTTTCAATGCTTCTACCGGTGGATATGATTATGAGCTGAAACTGGATGCTTACTATTGGAAGTGGAAAAACAAAATTTTCAAATACACTCCTGAACATGCTGGATATGAAGCGTCATGGTCTCTCACCGCAGCCCTTGATGTACAGCTTGGTGTGTTCTTACGTAACCTGAAAGCTTTGGGATATACCTATAAGGGAAAAGAATTCGTATTTGAAATAGATTCAACAGTAGAGAATAAGGCAGTTGCAATGACGTATGACAATATGAACCTGCTGGATGCCTTATTCTCAATGGCGGGTGAGGATAAGTGGAACTGTGATTGCTGGATAACGGACAACGTAATTCATTTTGGGCGAAACGAATTCGGTGATGCCGTCAAAATCGAGTTAGGGGTTGAAGCGTCTGCCATGACTCGCAGTGAGAGCAAAGGCACTTATGCCACCCGCATTTATGCATTCGGATCTACAAGAAACATACCTGAGAACTACCGTCCCATTGAAGAGCAGACGGTAGTAAACGGAGTTGTGCAAAGACGACTTATGCTTCCCGCTGGTACGCCATACATAGATGTGTATCCTGACATGAGCCAGGAAGAAGCAATTGAAGACATCGTGGTATTTGACGAGGTATATCCCCGACTTGAAAATACGATGTCAAGTGTATCTACGAGGACGGAAACCGTTACAAATGAAGACGGAGGTCAGGAAACCGTGACTTACTATCGCTATCGTGATACTGGCCTGAATTTCTCCAAGGACTACAGACTTCCGGGACAAGAGCTGACAATTATCTTTCAGTCCGGCAAAATGAATGGATTGGAGTTCGGTGTTATTTTTGACCCGGACAACAACGGAAGCCAGCTTTGGGAAATTGTCCGCAGCGAAGACTACGGACGTCCATTGCCGGATGATACCATATATCCTGAAAATGATGACAAGTATATCCTTTCCGGTTTTGATCCAAAGTTTGTTTCTGTACAAATGATTCCGGACGCGGAGCAGGAACTGAAAGAGAAGGCACAGAAGATAGCAGACCAGCGAAAAAAGGACGATGGTACATACTACACTACCCTCCGGTCAGAATGGGTTAATGAAGACAAGCTGAAACGCTTTTTCGAGTTCGGGCAAAAGATAAACCTGGTCAATAAAGCCTTTTTTGAGAATGGCCGTGAAAGCCGTGTTCTCGGATGGGAGTTTAACCTTGACATTCCATGGGATTCTCCGGTATATACTATTGGGGAAAGTATGCCCTACTCTCGCCTTAATGATGTGGAAGAGAAACTGGAGTCGATTACGTATAAAGGGCATACTTATGTTGGAGGCGGAGGAAGTAGCATATATGTGATTAAGACCAATGATTCTACTGCCCCATCGGACAGTAACGTATTTTCGGCAAAACGGTCACTTGCAACATTATTGAGAAAGGACAAGGAAGACCAGACAAACTATCTCATTAAGCTTCTTGGCGGTATCATATCTCCTTTCCTGGAATCAATTGACTTCGTGACTGGTATGATGGGTGCTGGTATGTCATTCTCTTCAGAAAAGGGCGGCGAGTCTGTCGGATGGATTGACAAACTGTACGTGCGCAAGAAAGCTATCTTCCAGTTACTTTCAATAATGGAGACCGAGCTGGCCGGAGCTTCCTTCATGTTCAACGCCAGCGGGGCCAGAGCAACGATTACTAAGGTCGAGTTTATAGAAAAAAAGGGAATTCGTTTCAAGGATGGTAAAGGAGTCAAGTTCTCAGACGGGAAAAGAGGTTACTCATCTCCTGGAACTTATGGTTCTGTTTATCGCTGTTACTTCCTTGCAGATGATGGTGAGAAAGCCATAGAAAATCGTTTTAAGCCAGGGAATTTAGTACGCTCACAGTCCTTTAATATTAAGGAAGGCGCGTATGACGGCGTATCCAATCACTATTGGTGGCGTCTGGTGGAAAATGTTGGTGATAACTGGATAGATGTATCCGTGAATCATTGTGACGAAGGCAGCGACATACCGGCAGTTGGAGATGTGATGGTACAACTTGGAGACGTATCGGATACAGATTTTCAGGCTGCAATCGTGTTGTCTGCATACGGAGACGGTGCGCCTTCTCTTACCTTCTATCAGGGGATAAGTTCTTACTCCCTCTCCGGGAAAGATATAGTTTCAATCGGATATGATCGTCTAACTAAAGAAGGATACTTTAATGTTTATGGAAAGACATATATCGGTAATAGGGACAAGACAAATTATATCAGACTTGCTTCTGGAGAAATAGAGGTACGTGCAGCAAGAATATTGTTGTCAAATGGTGAAAGCGTTGTAGATGTAGCAGAGAAAAATATCTCAATTAAACTTGGTGCTACGGGTATTGACATCGAAAAAAATGAGATTGTTATTTCTTCAGATAAGTTTAAAATTAAAAGTTCTGAAGGGAAAGGAATAGCCGTGTTTACGGTTAAAAATGGGAAACCACTTCTTCTTACAGAGTGCATAGATGTAAACTCGTTAAAAGTGAAACATCTGGATGGTGCAGACGGTACATTTTCGGGTGAACTGAAAGCCGCTAAAGGTACTTTTTCCGGAAAAATATCTGCCGATGGTGCTAAGATTGGAGGTTTCACTATAGACAACGGTTCCTTGAATTGGAAGGGAAGGGATTTTTTCGGCAATGATAGCAGGAGTATACGGATTGGTGTTCCTACGGATGATAACAGTGGTATGATTGACATAAATTTCAATGGTGCGACTGACGGGAAATTTGGGGTTAAAGTAATTGGAAGCAATGACGGTGGAGCATGTATCTATGCTTCAAGGAACGGTACTAGCAAGCCACATAGTTCTAATACTTATGCCGGATATTTTGACGGAGGAGTACATGTAAACGGAAATCTTTATACCAATACGATATTGTCTAATGAGTTCGGTACCGGATGGTCATTGCAAGCCGATGGCTCATATACATACAAAAAAGGAGTAACGAGAACAATATCATGGACTATACAGAATGGCTCGATACCTTCAAGATATAGACTGGTTTTTGAAAATGGAATTTTAGTTGATTAATCATGAAAATAGATTTTAAGAAATTTAAGAAGTACACGAAGATAGATAAATCCGATTTCGTGGAGATTGATGTCAGAGAAATGTTTGCAGATAACATTTACAATGTGACAGGAGTTGGTATTGCTGATTTAAAATTGGCTGAGAAAATTTTTTCAAGCGATGACAATACTGAATATTCAGATGATGAAGTTAACAGGGTAAGACATCATGCAGCGTCGCTTCTTCCATGGTTTCTTGCTGGGCTTAATGATGCAATGAGATAATTATAATATACAATGTTGGTAATATCATTAATAACTATAAATTAAAAACAATTATGGCAGCAGAAGAAGATTTTGTATTAAGCTTTACAGGTGAAGAAACTGACAATCTATTGAAACATACAGAAAGTATGAAGAATCAGACAACGGAAGAAGATGGTGAAACGGTACAGGTGTACGATACAAACGGCGTGCCGCATAAGGTGTCGAAAACGGAACTGCTGAAGAAGTCTACACTGGCTCTCCCAGCTTTGGAAGACATCTCCAGTTTTGTCGCTATTAACGCAGCCGGAAATGCCGTTGGGGTAATGACAAAAGAGCAGGTTGCGTCAGTTCTGGCGGGACTTATTGATTTCCCGTTCAAATATAGAGACCGCGTCGATATTAATACGGATGCAAATTCACTAACAGAATCAGGATTTTATGCAGTGTATTGTTGGGGTGAAGATATAGCTTCTAAGCACTATCCGATAGAGCTTGGGCATATTATTGTTTTTCAAGATGGAGCGGGTGGCTCTGTTTCTCAGCTTGCAATTTCAGACAACGGTACATCATACACAAGAATGAGCTGGGGTATTGATAAATGGAGCGAATGGAGACAACTAAGCTGATTAACCGATTTGTTTCCATTCAAACCAGTAGTCCCACAGAACACGAAAGTATAATCCGTTCATTGAACTGAATGCAAATTGACACCGAACATTATCAAACGTAAAACATACGGCAATTCCATTATCGTATGCTAGTCCAGGTGGTATATTTAAAGTACCTTGATAAAATCTAGCTACACCTAAGCTCATACTATTGAGGTCGGAGACAGACCTCCCCATAAATCCATCCTTAGATAATAATCCGTTCTTTTGGGGTGTTGCAATACCAATAAGTTCCGCCAGGACTTATGGGTATGAATGAAAACAACTGAAATAAAGAAAGCTGTATTGAAAATTATTTGAGTGGTAGAAATTGGGTAGAAAATAGTAACTAGCTTGCTTATTCTACCCGGCTTCTACCAACTTACTGACAAGGCGTGTCAGTCGATTTGAAACCTTTTATTCTTTGTTCGTTTTTATATCATTTACCTTCGCTGAAAAAGGATGGTAAATGAGTAGTTTTGTGTGTGAAATAGTAGTTACGCCCATGAGCGTGTTCCATTAAGTTGGGATGCGCTTGTGGGCATTTTTTGTTTAATCTAAAACCTTAGTAAGATGAAAAGATTCGTTTTCATGATGGTCGCACTGCTGATGTGCGTAGTGAGTGTTTTCGCGGAGACTTCCGTTAGTGTAGAACCTTCCGTTCCGGAGTTCCTGACCGGATTTGCCAGCTTCACCGGGCTTGTTACGGTCGTGGTTCCTGCTGTAGTAGGATTTATCGCTTCGAAGCTATCCAATCCTATGAATAAGTGGGTGACTATGTGGGTAACTGCTGTAGTTGGTGTAATCGTTACCTTCTTCAGTTGGTGGATGAATCTCGGTTTCCCTCCTGCAGATGCAAGCGTCTGGGTTGTGGTGATTGATGCGTTATTTGTCGCCCTGGCATCTACTGGTATCGTGTCGGTTGTAACAAGTGAATGGCTGTCCAGGTTGTTCGGTGGTAAGGTAAATAAGGAGTGATGCAGAACCTTATAACCGTCATAGCCCCGCAGATTCTTGTTGCCGGGGCTTACTCCTTTGTAGGAGAGATAAGAAGCGTTGTCTTTGAGCTTCGCTGGATGCTGGCTTTTATCGTTGTGATGATTGTGGCCGACTTTGTTCTAGGAATCATCGACAGCGTGGTTAAGCGGGGCGAGGATTTCCGCTTTTCCCGTGCTGGCCGACGTACCGTGTGCAAGTTCATTGAGTATAATTCATACCTTGTTGTTGGGTTCATGCTGGGCATTGCAATTCTTCAGCCGGTTGGCATCTGTTCCTATACAATCAGTTCTATCTGCGGGCTGGGGTTGGCTTTCATTTTCGAATTTGACAGTATTATGGAGCATATATGCACAATTCATGGTATCAAGAACAAGGTTTCCATTAAGCGCCTGCTGGTGGGCTACATTAAAAAGAAGTACACAACGGCTGGCGAAATTATCGAAAAAGTTACAAAGGATGAAGAAGACAGATAGACGCCTGATAGCGGAAATCATCTACTCCGTAATCATAATATTACTTATGACAATAAGTTTCATGACCTAGTTGATATGAGAAAGATAAGGATAGGGAAAGATATATACTTCACCTGGCAGATACTCACGAACAAGGAGCCTGTCCCACTGGAAGGAAGGGACTTGAAACTCATGCTGAAGAATCCTCTAGGCAGATTTCTCGATTTCCATTTTGAGATATACCAGGGAAACAAGCTGAAATTTACTTTTCATGGAACGGACCACAAACACCTTGGTACGTATTCGCTGACTTTGTGGGAGAACTATGGTAAGGAAGGACAGACTGCCGTTGACATGTGTGAGGCTTTCAGGCTTGTTGCAACAACTTGTGAAGAGGACAGCATAAGTGTCCCTAACCTTGAAATGGCCACCGTCAACCTTGGTGCTTCTTCCATTGACATATCAACCGGTGGAAGCATTCCCATTCCTGATGCGCCAAAAGACGGGAAGATATACGGCCGGAAGGATGGAGAATGGGAGGAGATAACAGAAGCAGTATGGAATGAAGAAACAAACAGTTAAAATCAGACTTTTATGGCAACAACAAAATTAAAATTCTACAGGGGCTTAAAGGCCCGTTATGATGCAGCGTCAAAACATCTGGATGCTATCTATTTTGCAACCGACACCAAAGAACTGTTGATGAACGGTGTGAATTATGGAGGAAGCGGTGTCACAGATGTCAGTTTTGACAAAGGCAGCAATAAACTTATCGTTACCAAATCATCAGGCAAGACCGAATATGATCTGACGGAACTCATCAGGTTCAAGACATCATTGCCAGACAGCCTTGCCACTCCTTCGAAACTGGGCGGTCTTCCGGCTGGGACAAAGGTCGAGACCTTGAAGACAAAGACGCTGAGCCAGATTTTCGAGGATATTCTCTTTGAGGAAATCCAGCCGACGGTACAGGCACCAAGTGCAACAATATCATTCAAGTCTCCTTTTACCGCCAACAAGATTCTGGAGGTTGGTGAAAGCGCACCTACCTCAGAACAGATTCAGACAGGATTTAACCGTGGTAATTGTACGGTTGTTGGCCAGGCAAACAAGAACCGTGCAGGAGAACTTATCTCCGATGACCAGTCTTTCATCTATGTAGGAAACAGTACAAGCAACAAGACATTGCCGACGAAAGTTACACTCGGTACGATGCAGTACAATTACCAGGCTCATCATGGCGCAGGTGACACCTTGCTCACTTCAAAAGGAAACAAGGCGACCGTGTCCCCTAATCCGCTTCCTGAAGGTACTGTGAAATCAGGTGCTGTCTACCTTTATGGTACCTATCCGTTTTACTGTAATGGTTCTTCAGCTTCTACCTCTGCCGGAGATACCAATTTCCCGTCTGCCGCAGCTCCAGATACAAAGCTTCCGCTGCAGAAATGGACTGATACATTAATTGGAGCGAAATTTGCTTCTGAAGCAGCAACCGGAACCCGCCTTGAATTCTACTTCCCTTCAGAAAAGAATGTGTCAAAAGTCGAGTTCTATAATACGGTGTCCGGAAAGTGGGAAGTCTTCGGAACGGACAAGTACACCGTATCTGATGCAGGAAACAAGACCGTACAAAGTGTTCAGATTGCATACAAGAAGCTGACAACGACAGGTGCCATGTCCGGTGCATTACAACTTCGCTTTACAGTTTCCGATGCCGGGAAAAAACTTGTAGACGAGCCGGACACATATAATGGCGAGGAAATTACGGATGAAGTGATAGCCATGCTTGCACGAAACAGCCGTGAAGTTCCCTTTGCCATGCCGATGAACAATGTCATGCCGATGGCTTCGACAACAGGAAACCGTCCTGCGGGTGTTGCTTCCTTTGCCGTGAACTTTGAGCCTGGAGGACAGGCGCCACTGGATGCCCGTCAGCTTGTTCCAAACAAGACAGACCTTATTGCCGCAGCTACCTATTCAGGAAAGAATACTTATAACGGCATGTTGGTCGTTGTTGGAGATAACGGGGACGGCAAACCGGCTCTGTATGTCCTGAAGGACATGACAAAGATTACCCAGGCTGATTATGGCGGATGGCTCCGTCTTGATGTGGGCGCACAGACACTCATCCAGATTATCAATGACCTCACGACTGGAGGAACGAACAAGGCACTTTCCGCCGAGCAGGGTAAAGTCCTGAAAGGTCTGGTCGATACGCTTACGAACAAGGTCAACGCGCTTGGTGCCGTATATGTGCCAAAGGGTACTCTGGCAGACCTTAGTGCCCTGAAAGGGGTGTCTTCTGTATCGAAAGGCCACGTATATAACGTTACGGCAGAAGTTACCCTGAACGGCAAGAAATATCCGGCTGAAACGAACTTCGTCTACATCGGAGAAACGGCCAATCAGGCAAGTGTGGAAACCAACTGGGATTCCTTGGGTGGTACGGTCGATTTGACAGCGTATGCAAAGAAAGCTGACCTCGAAGGATTTCTTACCGAAGAGGATTTGGCCGGATATGCCAAGGCTGTAGATGTGGCGAACACCTATGCCACAAAAGCTGCACTGAGTGAGGCTATCGAAGGGCTTTCCTCCACTTATGCGACCAAGGCTGAACTGACCAGCTATGCAACGAACGAGACTCTGAAGCAGTATGCCACTAAACAGGATCTTGATGATGCGTTTGCATGGAATGAGGAAACCGAGTAATAATATGTGGGGGCTTTGTATCAGAGCCCCCCATAAATCCCAATGACATGGCGAAAAAGAGATTCAACAATTATTTGAAATATGCCACCTTCAAGAAAGAACTGGAAGCCGGTAACATATTGCCTGATTCCGTTTCCTACATCAAGGAGATACGGGCTATCTATACCCATGGGGAATATTATGGCAATGGCTGCATATCCAGCGTGAATGCTGGTACGGGTGAGGTCAGTGCCGAGCTTCTTCCGAACGTGTTCCATGTGTTCGGAGAAGTATCCGTACTTAACGTCACATTTGGAAAAGGCTTTCCAGGCATCGCCAATGAGTACATGTTCCAGTTTTCAAGTGGTGTTACGCCTACCGTCCTGAATCTTCCTGAAGGTGTGAAATGGATAGGAAGCAGTGTTGTCAGGGCCAACAGGACGTATCAGGTAAGTATTCTTAATAATATAGCTGTGATGGGAGGTACTTTATGAGTTTGTTAAGACGCAGATTGCTTATACTGGCGGCCATGAATAATGGACTGCCTAATATGCCGGTTCGCTTTAAGACCGGCGAAAGGGCGGTATTCAGTGACGGGAAGCATGGATATTTTTCGATGGACAGAAGATTTGTTCGTGATAAGAACATGTCACGAATGTATTTCAAAGACGGGAAACGGATTAGTGTGCTGAAGAAAAGAAACTGAACTAAAATAAAATAGGAGTGCCACTGCACTCCTTGTAATAAATTTTTTATTAACCATCCTACCATTGGCAGAACTCCACAAATATAGATGTAATTTTATTATGA